TACAATAACACTTGGAGGATTTGTTAATGTATATCCTAAACCAGGATTAGTGATATTAACTGAAGTAATTGCTCCATTAGCAACATTAGCAAGTCCTTCTGCAAATGTAGTAACACCAACAGTAGCATATTTTGTTCTAACATCTGTTCCAATACCTACACCAATTGGAGCAGCAATTGAAATACTTGCAGATGTTCCAACATATCCACTACCACCATCAACCACATTTACTGTTACGGTTCCAGCAGTAGAAACATTAGCAGTAAGTGATGCTGGAGTAGTAATTTCACCAGAAGTAATTCTACTATCAACGTAATTAATAGTAAGACCATAACGATCAGTTGCATCTAAATCTGGGTTATTATTATCCTCATATCTAAATGAATGGGCATCATCAACAAATATACCATCACCAATGTTCTGTCCAATACCAGATGTTCCAGTTAGATTACCAATAATTTTTGCAGTTGGATGAATTTGTGGTTCAATAGATGACCTAGATTTAGCAATTACTTCACCTTTGATAATCTTATCAGATTTTTGTTTAGTCCATCTAATTGGTTTCTCATTATTCTCATCAATACCCAATCCAGAGTATATGTCAGTTTCAATTAAATCAACACCAAGTAAATCTTTAATAACCCTTTTTCTTTCTTGAGTAACTGTATCAGTGTAATCTGGATGTTTGAATACTTCTATATCATCACCAATCTTAAGAGTTTCTTCTATATCAACAATCTCAACATCAACTCCCTGTTCTCCTTTATAGAAGAATACATCAACCTTATCACCAGTATCTGGTGCTTCTGTAAATGTGAATGTTGTACCACCATTAAACTGGTATGCATACTTAGGAGTCTGTAGAACTCCATTTACAAATATGATTAGAACAGAATCTAAATCAATTTGTTGGGAAACTGCATTGGTATTATCTTTTTCAAAACTCAATAGTTGTCCATTAAAGAATAATGGGAATCTTCTTCTATTACCATCCTGCAATAAGGATATACTATCAATGAAATCAATTTCACCAAATTGCCAAGCAGAGAAATAATCTCTAAAGATTTCAATAACTTCTAATTCAAACTGATCTAATGGTTTCTGCAATCTCTTATCATGAACTAAACCAACAGGTCTAAACTTATCACCAATCTTAAATGAGTGACCATGTCTAACAGTTTGGAAATCAGCTATTTGGAAGAATGTTGATCCAATTCCAACTGCTGTTGTAGCAGCACCAACTTCTAAATTCATTAGTAAGTTTTCACCAGTAGCAACTGTTAAACCAATACCTAATCTTGAAATACCTTCAACAGGAATATTTTGATAAACTGGATCTGGAATCTCAATAACTGGATTAACATAATGTCCACCAACCTTATTGATACTTAAATCTAATGCACCACCAGTTCCTGCAGGTGATTTACCAACATTAATTCTAAACCAATTAGTACCCACTCTACCAACAGGTAACTCAACTCTATGTGCAAGATCTGCTTCACCAGATGTACCAACTCTAACTGTAATTGTATTAGTCGTTGTTGATCTAATTGCAATATTTGTAAGATTATGAATAGGATCGGTATTACGAGGATATGGATGAAGAGTAGAGTAATTATCTTTATCACAAGTGAATGTTATTCCATCAGTAGCAATTCCAATGGTGTTACTGGTATTCAAACCATGACCAGCAATTGTTAGAACTAAATCACCAGTTGTTCCATCATAAGTTGCATTTGTAGGTGTTTTCTTCGCACCTGCCCAAGTTCCAACAGTAACTGAATTAGATGCAGCAGATACAAACTTATGATTATTCCCAAGGCGAGGATATGCATGATCTGTGCGATGATCGTCTTGAGCACATGTGAATGTTAATGAGTTAGTTGCAATACCAACAGTTTGATTTGCTTTTAATATACAACCATTTGTAGAAGATACGTATGTGTGATCAAATCTACTTGCAGATGGTGTAGGATTAACATTAACCTTGAACGTATTTACAGTTTTAGCTGTAATTGCCAACCACTTACCACTAGCATAATCTGTAGGTCTTGGGTAAGAATGATTAGTAGCATTACCATCTTTTGTACAACTGAATGTAATACCATAATCTTCAATTAAAATCTTATCTCCAACATTAAATCCATGAGAAGATTTTGTAATTGTTAGAACACCAGTATTCTTATTGTATGCAGCATTTGTTATACCACCACTAACACCTGTTCCAGCAAGAGTAGTAACACCAACAAATCCATGTGCATTACTTGTTACCTGTAACCAACCTGTTGCAGGATTATAATCTGCATCAGTAATATTACGAGTTACGATTGGTGATGCACCAACATTAACTGTAATAGAATTAGTTGTAGTTGCAGAAACAGCAACGTTTGTAAGATTATGAATAGGATCTGTTACACGAGGATATGTGTGTTCTGTAAGATGCTTATCTCTTTCACAAGTGAATGTCAATGAGTTAGTTGCAATACCAACAGTTTGACTACCTGCTGTTATACCATGTCCTGCACCAACAGTTAGAACAAGATTACCTGTAGCAGGAGTATATACTGCTGCTGTTGGTGTTAATTTAGTTCCAGACCAAGCACCAATAGCAACTGCATTAGTATTTTCGGATCCAGGAACAAATATATGTACATAATTACCACCAGTAAATGCTGCACCTGCAGTTGCACTTACAAACTTATGCTTATTAGAAGCAACTTTAGCAGTAACAACTGCACCTGTTCCACCACCTCCACCTGCTCCTACATTAACTGTAATTGCTTTATCGCTAGTTGCAGCAATACCAATGTTTACACCTGATGCAGGATCAGTAGAGCGTGGGTATGTGTGTGCTCCTCTATAGTTGTCTCTAGAACATGTAAATGATAGTGAATTATTAGTAATTGTTACCCAATTAAGTGCTTTAGATATTGCATTTGCTTCAGCACTTTGGAATGTATGTGCAAATAATGCACCACCAGAGATTACACAATTAGAAGCAGCAGTTACAAAAGTATGATTAGTAATATTTGTTGAAGGTGCAGATGCCAATACTTGTAAAGTAATAGTGGTATCTGTTACAGACTCAATATTAATTGCTGTATTATGAAGTGGATCTGAACTTCTTGGGTAAGTTTTAGTACTAGTATTATTATCCACATCACAAGTAAATGATAGAGAATTAGCAACTAATCTAATACTTGTGCCTGGTTTTAATGTATGTGCACCAATAGTTAATTCCATCAACCCTGTAACTGGATCATAATCAGCGTCTGTAGGGGTGAAAGTAACTCTAGGTGATGTTCCAACATTAACCTCAAATGTTGCGTTACTGCCACTTGTAGATACGTTAGAAACATTTAACCAATCATTGCTTGTTGGATCGGAAGATCTTGGATATGATTTCTCTGAAGTATTTCCATCCATTGTGCACTTAAATTTCAATGAATTTGGTGCAAATTTAATTGGAGTGCCATTAGTAATACTGCTATTATTAATTGTAGCAGTTAAAATACCAACACGAGCATCATATTCTGCAGCAGTTACAGTATGGTTTATTGCTGCCTGTAAATTATGATTTCCAATAGTTAAGTCTAACTCACCTGTTGATGATGTGTATTGTGCTGCAGTTGGTGTAAATTGAGCACCACCTGGTTGTGAAGTAATAGAATTGCTATTAGAACTTACAAATTTATGAATATACTCTGTATCACTAACACCAATAGCAACAGGTTCACGATATCCAGAACCAGTAACTAGATCATTATAATATTCATATACCTTACCACCACTCATGTAATTATGAGGAATAGTACATATTCCAGCATCTACTTCAATTGATCTTTCAGATACTATTCCAACCAAGAACAAAGGACGATCATGATCACTAAAGATTGTGGTTGTTACACCAGCATGTTGTACTGCACAAGAGAACTCTAGATCCTTCAATTTAACCAGATTTGGATCTCCTAGAGAGAATCCATGAACATCATTAGTTGTAACTGTGATAATACCAGTAATACTATCATATGCAGCAGTTTGAATACCCAAACTTACACCTGAAGATGTACCAATACCAACTAGCGAAGTAATACTATTCCTATTACTAGAAGTATCTTTGAATGCTTTAACATTTGCACCAACAAGAGGAGCATAACCAAGTCCTGGAGTAGATCCAAGAGATACAATCATACCACCTCTTGGTAGTTGATTCTGGTTAATATCATAATCCGATTTAATAAACTGACCATTTACTGATGTAATACCAGTAAATCTAACACTTGATACACCTGCTGTTACATCATTGTCAAACTCATAGTTATTTCCAGCATTGTTTATTGTACGTGGGGTCTGGAATACACCATTGATGAATAATATTCCATTACCAATTTGAACACCTGTAGATGTATGTGCACCACCAACACTTAAAGTATAAGTTCTTCCAATTCCAGTAAACTTATCCGAAATGTCATCAAATAACATGTTTGATGTGTAATTACTTCTTAAGAAGGTTCTTCCACTAAATTCTGCTTTTACATATGGTAAATTGTTTAAACTTCTTCTTTCTCTTGTATTACCTTTAGGTGGATCTAGGAAATGTACTTTACTATCTACAATATTAAATGATCCTCTATGTAGTTGTACAACACTATCATCAGTATGTGGAGTAGCACCTATACCTAGTGATCCTCTTATAACCTTAACCACAGGAATAGTGGAGATTCCAAGAGCAACATCAGTTGAATCATTAATAGTACCTGCAGGTAAACTTGCAAATCCAACTTGAGTAACCTTCATATACTCTTCATCAATCTTAAGTACATCTCTTGGTTGAACTGAACTAATACCACTTAAAGCAAACTGGGAAATACCGATACCAATTGCACCGTCAAGAGAATGACCAATTCCAGTGAAAGTGATTGGTTGTTGAACAATACCATCTAAACCAATAACTGTTTTAGTCAATTTCTTATTCATTTCAAGGGTATGTGCATTACCACTACCAAGACCTGTATAAGTAATTGGATTTCCAGTACTAACAAATCCTACTTGACTGAATAATTGAATTCTATCTTCATCTACAACCCTTACAAACACTCTTTCAGGTAATAATGTTGTTACAATTCCTGAAACATTTGCAGTAGAACCGATAGAGATAGCAGTTGCAGCAACACCAATAAAGGTAGATTTTGGATTATATTCTAATTCTTCATAGGTATTATAGAAATGATCAGGAATAGTAAGAGTATCAGAATTTAAAGTTATACCTGCAGGATTAACTGTCTTACTATAGATTGGAACACCCTCATGTGTTAATTCAAAACTAGTTCTATTTGCACGATTTCCATTTAATCCATCATATGCTGATAATACAAGTTCCTTTGTAACTCCACCATATTTTAAATCATCTGGTTCATTAATGAAATCATTTGCAGTGTAGAATATCTGACTGTATGCTTGTACTTCAACTGTAGAAGTCCATTCAGTATCAGGATGGAATTTAAGATTAATATTATTACCAGTAATAACACCACTAAATGTTCCAATACCAGTTGTAGAACCAGCAGAAACGAATGGATATTGAACCGTTACAATATCATCAATATCTCTTACTGCGATTACTTGATGTATTGCTGATGTTTCACCACATGAAACTCTAACAAGTGATTTAACACTACTATCAATTGTTTTATCAATGGTTGAGAATGTTAACCCAATTCCAGAAGGACCAGTTACATAAGTAGATTCCAATCTAGCACTTCTTTCAGCACCAATTGGTTGTCCAGGAAGAGTATATGTGTATGTGCCAATTCCAGCAGTTGTTGTTCCTAAACCAACAATATTTGCTCTAACATTTAATTCTGTTCCGATTCCTGCTCTATCATTAATACATTGAATTTTTATATTACCACCTTCATATTTTGCGGTAATTATACCAACCCTAGATGCACTATATCCATTTGCTGATGCATCAGTATATGTTTCTGCAATGTAAGTATCTGTTCCATCAAAATCAATTATAACTTCATTATAATTAACTTCACCATTATTCTTATCTTTAACATGAATCTGTGCATAACATGCGTTGAAATCAGTATTAGCAAATTGTGCTATAGTTTCTGTTGTAAATCCAGAAACAGCAGTACCAACTCCAATATTAGAAGATGTTAAATCAACTGCTCCAATTGCAGTTGCTCCTGTAGTAGGATTATCGGTATTAAAATCAGTCTTAAGAATCTTAATATCATGATCTTTTGTAAACTTATCTTTTGGTGTAAACCTTAATGTCTTTCTCTTAAATGAATCAACATCAGTGTCAAATTCACCTAATTCTAAAGTTGTATAATCAGTTGTTTTTTCAAGTAAATAAGCATTATCAGTATCAGATAAAACAACCAATTCAGTAAGTTGAGTATCAAATGTATCAGGATCAACGATTTGAACAAGATAATTTGCAAAATCATCACCCAATTCTTCAATTTCAGTAAATGTATCTGCTAAACCTTTACTAGAAAACTGATTACTGATTTCATCATGAAGAAGGACTCTATTAGTTTTACATAAAGTATAATCAGTTAATTTAGTATTTGAAACTTGGAAGAATTTAGATTGATTGGTTCTTGTATCATAATCCAATCCTACATCAAAATTCTCAATAGCATCAACTCTATTAGCAGGATTGATAACATCTAAAATAACTACATTATTAGTAGTTCCACCATAAGAAACACCAACATTAACACTAGATTCAACTCCAAGATCAGCAAAATTCTTTAATCCTGAAGGATGAACAAGTCTATTAATAGGATCAACTAATTTTTCCCATTCAATTGAACTCTTAATAGAGTATGAAAGATTTTGATAATAATCATTATTTGGTACTACCTGATTATCTTCGTTCAATTTACCAATATCATCAATCCAACCATAATCTTGTCTACTTGAATAATCAATAGCATATTTTGCTTTATGTTGAACAAAGCTTGTTACTGATGCAAGAATGTTACTAACTGTTCCTTGAATTCTATGTCCTTTCTGCAATTCAAAGAAACCATCCACTTTAATATAATCATCTCTACTTTCAACAATACTTAAATCAGTTTCTACAAATACACCTGTTCCTTGATCAACGTTTAATTTTTCACCAAGATCAAATGTACCCCTAACCTGCACAGGTTCAAGAATTGGATACTTATTCCTATTAACTATAGTTGCATAACCAGATTGATATGTTTTTGCAATACCAGGATTGGTTGTTAGACCTGATAAATTATATTTTAAAACTGCTGGATTACTATTTGCATAATCAGTAATCTCAAAGAATTGATAATTATAATCTTTAGAGTTATATCCAGTTCCAGGATCTGTACTTGCTATTCCTACACCACCTTGAGTTCCTATTCCACCTTGACCAATAAGTTGAATATTTTCAACAAAAATTTCATCACCAACTTTAAATGGTGGTTTAATAAATCCATTTATTGGTGTTTCTAATACACAAGTAACAATTCCAGTAATACCTCCAGTCATTGACTGAATACCAACACCATTAGAGTTATTAATTGCAATAATTCTATGTTGTACAGAATCTAATCCATTAAGAGGAGAGAATATATCAACAGTTGAAATAGATTGGTTTGGAACATTTGCCTTTAATGATACTTCATCAACAATTACATTTGTTTCTGGGTTCTGTACAATTAAATCAGGAGCACTTAAGTATTCTTGTCCACCATCAACAACAGTAACAGACTGTACAATATCTAAATTATCTAAATTAGCAACTGGTGAAACATATGCTTCAGGACTTAAAGTTTTATCTGCAGGATATTCATATCCAATATCCATGATACGAACCTTATTGACCCTACCAACAGAAGTTGAAACAGCAACAATATTAGCATTTGAACCGTTAATACTTGTTACTGAAGAGAATTTAGGAATACTCTTATAATTAAATCCTTTTGATATAATCTTAAGATCTTTAATTGGTCCTTTTACTGATGTTGATCTAGTTGAATACTCAATCTTATCACAGTCAGTATCCTTATAAGATAAAAATTCTGGAACCTTTCTTGGCGAAATGTCAAAAGTATCTGTAGTTTTATTAAAGATCTTAAATTCACCACTATAAGCACTATCAACAAATGCTATTTCATTATGATTAACAACATCAGTATCAGTAGTGCTAATATAACCAGATTTCTCCAATGCATAATAGATCTTCATTGGCATTGAATCAGAATACTTAACAGTTAATGCTGCACCAACTCCACTAGTTCCTGTTCCTATACCAATCGTTCCAATACCAGATACGTTGAAAATACTACTATCTTGAGCACTAAGGAATTCATTTTTAAATCCTTTATCATAGAATAGTTTAAAATCAAATCCTGCTAATGTAGATGTTGATAAACTAAACGTTAATTGACTATTTTTAACAACTGTTATTTGAGGATTGATAAGAGCAATACTTTGATTTGCCCCACCAGTAGCACTTGTAATGTTTAATGTATTTGCTGGATTAGCAGTAACATCAGCATAAGTCTCACCTAATTGAATATTATCATCGTTTATTCTATAAACATAGTATGATCCAGTTGATAATCCAGTAGCACTACCATCATAGAATACTTTATCACCAGTTTTTAATCCATGTTCATCTAAATCAATTTTATTAGTCTTAACTGCACTAGAAGTAAAATCTATTGGATTGAATAATAGTTTTTCATATTGACTATTGTATCTAACAGAAACTGGCGTAGTACTTCCAATACCTACAGAAACTGAAGGTACAACGTTCATTTTAACTACATCACCATTCTGCAATCCATGAGTGGTTGTAAGTGCAGCAGCAACTTTTGTAGTGATAGTTGATGTAAGTCTATCAATATCACCAGTTACTTGTGTAAAGTTGGATGTAAGTAGATATAAGTTAGATGAAATACCACTTTGAGATCCAGTACCACGGAAATATAATCCTTCACTAGTACTACCAATACCTACTGTAGTAGTCACAATACCAATATAATCTTCTCCTTTGTTGATTATATAAACATCATCTGTAGAAGTAGTTGTATTTGGTATTTGGAATTGAGTTCCAGTAGGACCAGATGAAACATTTAATGGATTTGCACCAGGATTCATGGAGAAACTTACCCTTTGTCCTGCTTTAAATGGATGATTTGGTAAGTAAATTGTTCTAGTTGGAATATAAACATCCTTTACAATTTCTCCATTATGATATTTTGAATCAATTCCACCACCAGAAGTAGTTCCAACACCAACAGCTTGAGGAGCATTAAAATAAACTAAATCATTAACTTTAGATTCAAATTTTGGTGTCTTAACAGGAATAGTGATTGTTTGATTTAATACATCAATATTAGATCCATACGTATGAGCAATACCAGTTGCTCCACCATATCTTTGTACTCTTACAATCTTACCAATAGGATCAATATTAAGAACCTTAAGTAACTCATCACCCACTTTTAATGTTCCACCAATAGAAACTGTATTGGGAATGTGATCTATGTAAATATCATTAATAACAGCAGAACCTGTTGCTGTTGACATAGTTTTTGCCAATCCAGTCTGTTCAGTCTTAACACCAACAGCAAATGAATCTGCTAAACGAATTATAGAAGTACTTAATCCAGATACTTTAACAGTATCCTTATCATTCATTTCTAAAAGTGTATAATTGGCAATAACTTCATTACCATTTTTCCATGTAAGAACAGCATTTTGATATCTTGTCTGTGTTGTTTGGATAGTAGAAACTGCAATACCTACAATCTCATCAACCTGTGCTCTTAACCCAGAACCATTAGTTCCTCTATCATCAAATACAGTGAAATCTCCAATTTGATAACCATCACCACCATCTAAAACATTTACATTATCAATATCACCCATAGTGACAGATTCAATAGTTGAGAACTGTCTTATTCTTTCACTAGATTCAATTATAAAATCATTATCTGCATGTTCATCACCAACTTTATATGGTAAAGTATTTCTTAAAAGATTTGAATTATTAAAATCAAACTCTTGAGTTAGAGTTATATTTTCTTCTAAAACAGGAGATTTATAAGTATTTCCTACAAAATATGGATATTTTGGCTCTAATTCACCGCCAGATCCAATTTCAACAGCAGCAAAGTATGCATATACTCCATTTGGAAACTCTGGAGTCTTACAGAATCTACCATTATGAGTATCTAAATCACCACTACCATCAAAAGTATAATCCTCAATAAAGAATCCACTACCAAAACCAACAGGTCTATTTACAATCTTGCTTGAATCATTAACATAACCAGGTTTAAGTATCTTTAATGATGAGTTAATATCATCTGGATCAGTATATCCAAAAGGTCCATATATTGGATTTCCATCATATGACCATCCAATAATAGGAGAATGACCAGTTATCTGATTGAAATCACCATTTCCATCAACAGTAAATGGTTCTTTAAATATTGAAGCTAATTCCTGATTATATCCAAGAATACTAAGACCTAATGAATCATTATCTTCTGGTG